GGGGCCGGGCAACTTGCCAAGGAGTCCCTTGGCGACGATCGCCGCGACCACGGCGGGCCAGTGCGCGATGAACATGTCCAGCGCCTGTCGCATGAGGTCGTTGATGTTCTTCGCGGTGTCGCCCCCGACCGCGCCGCGGATCTTCGTCTCGGCGTCGGCCTCCATCTGGAGCATCCGCCGGTTCACCTCGCGCAGCGCGCGGATCTGGTCGGGCGACGCATACGCCCCCGCGATCCCGAGTTGACCGACCGTCGCCCGCGTCGCGCCCTCGGGCACCCGGGCGTTGCGCGCCAGCCCGCCGAGGCCCAAGGCTTCCGACGCGAGGCGCCCGTACCCGCCGAACGTGCCGCCGACGACGCTCGCCGCGTCCCCGATCAACGGGGCCGCGAACGCCGCGCCCACGCCGAGCGCACCGAGGCGGCCGAGCGTCATCCCGCTCAACAGCGAGGGACCGCCGCGACCACCGGGGACGGTGGGAGCGCGGCCCGACGGAGAGGTCAGGAAGTCTCGGCCGCCGGCGCCCGCGGCACGCCCGGGGCCCGCACCGAGGCCGTCGAGCACCGCCTTGTCCTGCGGCGTCAACTGCAACTTCAGCCGGATCGTCGCCGTCCCCGCAAGTTGCTCGGCCATGGCTACGTCACCGACACGGACGTCGCGGTCGTGGACAGCGCCTGCTCGCTGTACCGCTCCGCGCTCGCCGCCCCGCTCTCGGTGTAGGGCTGGAAGACGGCGAACGAGTACGTGCCCGCCGCCAGCCCCGTCACCGTGACCGTCGTGTCACCCGCGCTGATCCCCGACACCCCCGTGCCCGACGTCGCCGTCGTCGGCGCCGTCGCACCCGTCGCGTACCGGATCACCGGGGCCAACCGCGTGCCCGTCGAGTCGTACTGGTCCCACCGCGCCGGGGCGTTCACCCACGTCAGCGTCGCCTGCCCCGCCCCGCCCGTCGCGACGAGGAACAGCGGCTCGTCGTAGTGCCGCCGCACCGTCGCCCACGAGTCGAATTCGTACTCGACGCCCGCGACCATGCCGTTGTCGGTCTCGACGCTCTGCGCCCCGCTCGACGAGACGAGCGCCGCCCGCATCCCGTTCGCCCCGGTGAGCAGCGACAGCGCCTTGACCGTCTCCTCGCCCACCTCCAGCACGCCGCGCCCCTCGCTGGTCCCGAGCCCGCCCGTGCGCTGCCCGCCGATCGTGGCCGCCTGCGACGAGGTCTGACCCTCGGCCTTCGCCATGACGATCACACGCCACCGGCACCGCAGCAACTCGGGCGTCTGCGCGTCCGCTTCCTCGCCCGCCGAGACGATCATGGCGAGCGGGAAGCGGAGGTCGCGCAACTGCGGGTCCGACCCCGACGCGATGACGACCGAGTTGGGGCCGAACACCCGCCCCTGCGCCCCGTCCGGCCAACGGTCGGCGAGCAGGAGGTAGCGGATCTGTCGGGCCTGCTGCCAGCGGTTCACGGCGCACCCTCCGACGGGATCGACCCCTCGGCCTGCAACCGCTCCGCGACAGCCCCGAGCACTCCCGCGAGCGAGAGGGACCGGGCCGCGTCGCCGCCGTCCACCGGCCGCACCGCCTCCGCGAGCCCCGCGGGGCCCTGCGTCGCCATCCCGACCGCCACCGCGCGCTCCGTGGACACGATCTGCCCGGCGCGCACGAACGCCACCCGCTCCGCCACCGACGCCTCGCACCAGTCCGAGAGCGACAGCACCCCGCCGGCGCGGAGGAAGTCGGCGGCCTCCGCGACGAGGCGGTCCGCAGCCTCCTGCGGCATCTCGTCCGGCATCGCGTCGTAGAGCCCGGCGGCGGCGGCGAGCCTCATAGCGTGATCTCCCGCACGAAGTCGATCGTTGCCACCTTGCCCCCCGTATCGGGGATCGCCACGAACACCACCGGGACCTCCACGCGCGTGTCCACCGCCAACGCCATCTCCCACGTCTCCTCGACCCGCGGCAGCGCCCGGTAGAGGTAGACCGCCCGGTGCCGGTCCACGTCGTACGGGACGAACAGCAACTTGACCGACCGCGACGAGACGAGCGACCCCGGGCGCACCGGGGAGGCCGCGTTCATCCAGTGCGACACCGCGACCCGCTTGGTCGAGGTGCCCGTCGTCGTGTTCGGGAACACCGCCGCGATGGCGTCGTTGTCGAACTGGCGGAGGTAGGCCGCCAACGCCCAGTTCTCCCCGCCTTGGATCGACTCCACGATCGCCCCGCCGTACTCCATCGCGGTCACGTCGTAGGTCGCAGCCACCCGGCGCACGCCGATCTGGTGGACCGATCCGAGTTCGGTCCCGCCGTACGGGTAGGCCGCCGACAGGCTCGTCGGGTTGACGACGAGACGCCCGGGGACTTGCAGTACCGCGTGGAGGTCGGCTGTCGCCATCTAGAGCCTCGTCGCCTCACGGAACAGGATCGTGCGGAAGTCCTGCAAGTCCTCGTCCGTCACCATGACGAACGGGCGCGAGGGGATTTTCGCCGTGAACCCCTTGACCTGCGGGCGCAAAAGCCATCCGAGCGCCTTGCGCAGCGCGTCTTCCCGCGCCGCCTGCGCCCCGTACACGCCGGGGTCGATCGACCCGGGGCCCATCGGCCCGAACGCCTTGCGCTCGAGCCGCGCCGTCTTGCGGCTCTGCTTGCCGAGGTAGGCGGCGATCTTCTGCTTGAGCCCGGCGTCCACCTCGACGTCGCGCTCCCCGCCGAACTGGACTGACGCCGCGTAGGGCAGCGTCGAGCCGACTTCGATCGTGTCCTTGCCAACGTAGCGGGACGCGCTCGGCGTCGTGATGCTCCGGTACAGGTCGCCCCGGTCCATGCCCGCCGGCCGCGCTTGGAACCGCCGCGCGGGAGGCTCCGACCCGCGGCGCAGGTCCTCCAAGATCCCGATGACGTTCGGGACGGCCCGCGGCGCCCACTCCCGCGACCCGCGGCGCTGGTCCGTGAACGCCTTGGACGCCCGCGCGAGGATCAGCGCCCCGAGTGGACGCAGCAGGGTCTGCGCGTCACTGAGGCGCGCGAGGAACCGCTTGAGCCGCGCGTCGTACTCGACGGAATGCACGGGGCACCTACGGCCCCGGCCGGTACTCGTCGAAGTCGCCTTGGTCGAACATCGGGCGGACGACCTCGGTGCCGTCCACCTCGGGCGTCGGCTCCAACTCGCTCGTCGTCGTGGGCAGGATCCGGTCGCGCCCGGTCACGCGGGCCAGCGCCTGCGCACGGGCCACCCACCGGTCCCACTCCGACTTGCCGCCGTCCGAGCCGTCGCGCGCCCACAACTTCAACTTCGCCAGCACCCCCTCGCACGCCACCGAGACGTGCTGCCGGTTGCTCGCGTCGTACGTCGTCTGGACGTACGTCGGGAAGTCGCCCGACTCGATGTCGTCGCAGGCGTACTGGAGCAGCGTCGAGTTGACCGTCGTGGAATCAGTCGCGCCCCGTCGCGTGAGTTCGGTGAGAACCTGCGACGGGTAGCGCGCCTGAACGTCGGTAAGAAGGGTCGCCACGGTCTAACTCCCCCGCCTACGGCGGGTCGGTCCACGTCTCGGTGCTGTCCGTCTTGAACGGCAGGTACTGCCCGAACCCGCGCCAGAACCAGTACTGCTGGATGGCGCTCGTCCCGCCCGAGTCCGTGAACGTGAACGTGTCGCGGCGGAGGAACGGGGTGGCGCCACCGACGATGGCGTACCAGCACCCGTCCACCTGCTGCATGGGAACGAGGATCACGTCGTCCACGAGGACGTAGCCGGACGTGTACGACGTCAACTCGATCCGGATGTCGAGGTCTTGCTCGTTGAAGCGGCGCAGCCAGAGGCCTTGGTCGAGGTCGAGCCGCAGCACGTTCCAGCCCGTCTGCGCCGCCAACACGACCGACTTGGTCGTCGCGCCGAGGCTGATCTGCAACGTGGCCGACCCGCTGCCGACCGCGCGGTTGTACGCGATCTGGAGGTAGTACGGGACGTTCGGGCTCAACTTCGCCCCGCGCACCGACAGCGCCTGCGAGACGCCGTCCGCCGCCGAGATTTTGAGCGCCGCGCCCGTCGTCTCGCCCGGGACGAGGCGGTAGTAGTTCGTCGTGTCGATGGCGAGGTTCGTGTAGACCGCGGGCGACGCGGTCGGCGTCCACCCGCTGATCGCCGTCGGCGTCGCGGCCGACCCCTCGTAGGTCGAGAACGAAGGGTTCTGGAGGATCGCCGCGGTGTCACGGGCCGACATCGCGCGCAGCACCGCGAGCGTGCCGCTGCCCGCCGTCTCGAGCCCGTCCTTGTTGGCCGCCTCGCCGCGCACCTCGAACTCTTCCTCGCCCTTCTCGGTGCGGGACGTCGCGTCGAAGATGCACTCGAGGGTCTTGACCTCGACGGTGGTCGCCTCGATCTGGTAGTTGTTCTCGTCCTTGACGAGTCGGTTGACGGTGCCGTTGCCCGCGTTGGAACCGCCGGCCGACACCGCGCCGAAGGTGATGTTGCGCCCCTTCACCGTCAGCGAGTTCGTCACCATGTACTCGTACAGGCGCGTCAGGATCGCGCTCGGGTCCGTGTCGGGCCAGTCGAGCACCTTGGCGATGTGGAGCAGCGGCGGAGTGAGCAGCGCCCGCACCGTGTCCTCGCTCATCAACGAGGCGTACCGGTTGCGCAGCGCCTCGACCGCGTCGAGCAGTTCGGCCGAGAAGTCCCCCTCGATCGCCTGCTGCACCGTGTCGATCTGCGCGGACAGCGTCGTGGACGTGACCTCGGCCCGGTCCCGCACGAGATGGAGCAGGTACGTGATCTTCTTGATCAGCGCCTGCGACTCAGCGAAGGTCGGGTCAGCCACGGTTCACCTACTCCAGCGGGACCTCGGGGCCGTGGTCGGACCCGGGCACCACCTCTTCGATCGCCACGAAGTTCG